TATCACAATGTTAGTGACGGTAATTGTAAACTCTCTATCAGCAAATTGACTTTCAGCATCTGTTGCACGAATTGTAAATGTTGATGTTGTATCAGCAGAAACAGCATTTGGTGTTCCTGTAATTTGACCATTGGATGTATTTAAAGATAAACCACCGGGTAAACTTCCTGATTGAACGGCATAAGTTATAGCACTATCAGATGTGGCTGCAACAGTGATCGTACTGATCGCAACACTTTCAATATATGTACCTAAACTTCCAGCAGAAGTTGAAAAGGCAACAGCTTGACTTGAAGTTAATATTGCACTTGCTGAATTTCCAGCTAAACCATCACTTCTTGTTACACGAATTTTATAAGTGCCAGCAGCTAATGATGCTGTTGCTCTTAAAGCAGTAGAACTTACATAAGTAACCGTTGTTGCTTGTGTGGCTGCATTGGTTGAGTTGTTTAATAATTCGACTGTCGAAGGATTAGTAAAATTTGTACCCGCAATATCAAAATATAAAGATGTATCACTAGGTATAAGTGCACCTGCACTATTTTGAATAGTAACGCCAGTTATAGTTGGTATTGATAAACCTAATTTAGATTGAGCAATTGCTGCTGATGAATTGATATCAGCATTAACAATGGTGCCATTCTCAATCTTTGCTGTTGTGATAGCGCTGTCGGTAATTGCACTTGATGTTACTTTTGTTAAACTCATTTTAAACCCTTATACTCTATTTATAACACTTATCTCATCATTATTCTATTGAAAAACTCTAAGTTTTGCATTATTTTTTTATTATGGTTTAGTAGGCCATGTTGCATTTTCACACTTCTCTACTGTATCTTTACCATCAGGTAAATCTCTTAGTGCTTGACGATATGTTGTCATATCACTTGAAAGTGTTGTGTCTGATAATGCTAAATAATCTGTTTCTGCAAGAAGTCTGTTTCTTTTTTCTCTTAAATCTGCTAATGCACGAGCTGGGGCTGCGTTTGCCCATGAAGTCTCCTCAGCATCTCTAGCTGTTTCTTCTTCAGCAGTAAACTGAACTTTCACACCATTTATATTATGATATCTTGGCATTTTTTCTCCTTTTTATTTTATTCCGTACATTTTTATTGTACCTGAGTCTATGTTTCCACTAGACATACTAAACTGAACTCCATCTATAGCTGCTGTAACATTACAGTACCCTGCTAAAAATGCATCTTGAGCAGCATCATTTCCTTCTATTGTTATAGACCTAGCCATAAAATGTTTTACAAAAGTAGTAGAACTTGGGTTAAATAAAACTAGTTCTCCACAAATATGTTGGTCATCATCACTACCCACAAATCTATCTAGGTTAGCTGCACTTGTACTTTGTGCTAAATCACCACTAGTATTGTAAGACATTTGTGCTTCAGAATCATTTTCTTTATGAGATGCTTGAAAAAAACTTGTTGTTTTAGTGGCATCAAAATTACTTCCACCATCTCTAAAATTTATTAAAAAATTTTTTCTATCTTCTGAACCATGTATATTAATAAACTTAAACTTATAACTGGTATATGTGCTATCTATTCCCGTTGTAAAAGATATATTAGCATCCGAAGAAGCAGTTACTGAACTTAGTAAAACTTCACCAGAAGCATCACTTAAAGTACCTATGTTTCCGTATGCTATATTTTTATATGTTGCCATTATCGAATACCATACATTTTTATTGTACCTGAATCTGTGTTACCACTATCAAATTTAAATTGTATTGCATTAACAGCCGAAGTGGTATTTGCATAACCTGATATAAAACTATTAACAGAAAAAGCATTTCCCGATGCTCTATTGGTATTTGCTATAAATTGTTTTACATAAGTAGTTGATGATGGACTAAATAAAAATAATTCACCACTAATACATTCATCGTTTGCATTACCAACTTGTTGTCCTAAACTTTGAAAGCCCGTTCCTTGTGCTAAGTCTCCTGCTGTTTCGTAACCTAATGCAGCAGCACTGTCATCCTCACCATGATAAGCATGAAAAAAGTTGCTAGTTTTAGTAACATTATAATTACTGCCACCATCACTACTTACATTAAATTCAAACTTTGCTTGGTCAGTTGCAGGATGTACATTCATAAATCTGAATATATATGTTTTGTAAGTTCCGTCTAACACAACACTACTAGCCCCATTAACAAAACTAATTGTAGCATCAGAACTTGCATCAATACTCTTAATCAATTCTTTATTATTTCCTGATCCGTTTGTTGTTCCTGTTGGTAAGTTGAAATTATATTTTATTGCTGAATAATTTGCCATTATAATACTCCAAACAATTGAATTGTTCCGCCTTGTATTTCACCATTAGACATTTTAAATTGTATGGCGTTGATTGCACTTGTTGTATTAAAATATCCTGCATTTTGATTTCTTTGAGTTGCATCACTTTTTTGACGAAAATGAGTGTCAGACACAAAGTGTTTTACAAAAGTTGTTGAACTAGGATTATATAAACGCAATGTTCCTGAACCTGCTTCTTTAGCATCACTTCCAATACCTTCCATTAAATATTGAAAGTTGGTGCTTTGTGTTAAATCATTAGAGCCTTCATAGTTTAAACCACTACTACTACCTGCATCATTATGATATGCCCTAAAGGTAGATGAAGTAATATTCACTCCATAACTACTGCCACCATTAGTGCTTCCTTGAAATTGAAATACTGCATCATTAGTTTCAGGATGTAAGTTGTTAAACACAAACAAATATTCTTTATATGTCGAATCTATACCACTTGTAAAACTTGCAGTCGCATCAGAACCATCAGACGTAAATGTATTGAGTAATACTAAACTACCACTTTGTCCTAGAAAATCATGGTTGTATCTAATCGCATTATAATTCGCCATTAGTTACACTCTACTTACTATCGAGCAACCAACCTTGTGTAGCATCTACATACACTAAAGCAAACGCAGCTCTTTCAGTTGTTACTACTAAGTCGGCAGCGTCTCCTTGTATTTTGTGTGAGTTTCTACCTATTGTAATATTATTAGTGTCTGCTGTAGCGGCGTAATCAATAACTTGTATTGTATCACCAATAGTAGCACTTGAAGGTAAAGTCATTGTTACCGCACCTGATGTCGTATTAACAAAATAACCACGACCTGCAACCATAGTTGTATTACCTGTAACTACAGCTTGCCATGCTGTTCCGAAACTAACACTATCAGCTATTTTAGCTGAAGTAATAGCATCATCGGCTATCTTTGCTGTTGTTACTTGTGAATCTGCAATATGAGCAGTGTCGATAGATCCATCTGTATAGTGTTCTGAGTTAATAGCATCGTCCGCAATCTTAGCACCAGTAATAGCATCAGCGGCAATCTTTGCTGTTGTCACGTTAGCATCGATAATCTTAGCAGTAGAAATTGTACCATCAGCAGGTCCTGCCATGGTTGTTGCTTCAAAAGGTGTGATGACATAAATCGAAGCAGAACTTGCAGGCGCGGATGTAAATGTAACTCTTTTTAAATCACCTGATCCATCATTACCAATTGTAAATGCTTTGGAAGAACCTGGTTCTTGTCGAACGTTGTCGATATAAACCATTAATGAGTTTTCGCCACCTGAAGGTACGATATTAGCTAGATCAAATGCGGTTGTTGAACCGTCACCCGTAAATCTATCTATTTTCGCGGCGGCCGAAAACTTTGTCTCGGGTTGCTTTCCTATGTAAGCCATTTATTATACGTCCTCTAAAACTGAAACTAATGCGTCAGCACTATTCGAAGCACTTGCTGAAATTCTTAATACATCTGCTGCGGAACCTGTGTTTTGCAAAACAAGTTTGTTTCCTGACATTACCTCTAATGAGGAACCTGCCGGAATACTTGCGTCTTTAACAACATGTACATCGTTTGAACCTGCACTATTGTCTAAAAATACACTAACAGTTATACCTGAACTTGATGTATTTGCAATTGTAATTCCGATAACAATGCTTTCTAATGCTGAAGAACCAGCACCCGCAGGTACAGAATAAACCGCACTAGCAGAAGCACCCGAAGAAGTATTTACATTTGTTACTGCAAATCTTTTAAAATCGTTAGCCATCTTTTATATCCTTTTTACTATTTATACTCGTTTATCCTAAGGCGACTGCCTGAGCAATCGCAAAAGCGTTAGTTGCTACAGAAACACCATTGATTTGAACGTCTGATGTTCCGTTGATAGTGGCACCTTGTATTGTGCCAGTAGCAGTGATTCCAACTGCACCTGTGATAGAACCACTTGCTAAACTAGCAGTTCCGTCTGTAATTGTGCCACCTTGTATTGTGCCAGTAGCAGTGAAACTTGTTACACCAGTGATAGCACTTGCCAATGCGAAAGTGACAGCCTGTGATCCGT